ATGAACTGGACATGGCCTTTTGGACCGAAACCGCGGGAAGCGAAGACGGCCGTGCCGCTGGCACTGCTCAGCGAGCCGCGTGCAGCGAACTGGGGCGCCCGCGATGCCGGTGCGCTGATCCGTGACGGATACCTGAAGAATGCCGTCGCCTACCGCTGCGTGCGGATGGTGGCTGAGGCCGCGGCCTCTATCCCCCTGCGCACGGCGCATGAGGGCGCCGGGCGCCTGCTGCGGCAGCCGGGGCCGGACATGGCGCAGGCGGGCTTTCTGGAAGCGGTGTTTTCCGAACTGCTGCTGACCGGCAATGCCTTCGTGGAGGCTGTGCGCCTGCCGGGCGAGACGGAACTGGCAGCGCTGTTTCCGCTGCGCAGCACGGCAGTGCGCCCTGTAACGGATGCGCGCGGCTGGCCCGAGGCCTGGATGATCCGCGGGCGGGGCGGGCAGGAACGGGCAGTTCGCCGCGATGCCGGCGGCTGGAGCCCGGTGCTGCAGGTGAAGTTCTACCATCCTGCAGATGACGCGATGGGCCTGCCGCCGCTGGCGGCGGCGCGAAGGGCGCTGGACCTGCATAATGCCAGCGCCGACTGGGCAAAATCGCTGATCGACAATGCGGCCAAGCCCTCCGGCGCGCTGGTGTATGGCGGCGACGGGCACATGACGCCGGACCAGTTCGACCGGCTGAAGGCAGAACTGGAAACGAACTTTGCAGGCGCTGCAAATGCCGGCCGGCCCCTGCTGCTGGAGGGCGGGCTGCAATGGCAGGCGCTGTCGATGTCGCCCGCGGAGATGGACTTTCAGGCAACGCGCGCAACGGCCGCCCGCGAGATAGCGCTGGCGATCGGCGTGCCGCCGATGCTGCTCGGGATGCCCGGAGATAATACGTATGCGAACTACCGCGAAGCCAACCTTGCCTTCTGGCGCATGACCGTTCTGCCACTGGCTGCGCGGCTGGCGGAAGCCCTGTCGCACTGGCTGGACGGCGCGTTTGGCACGGACATCGAGGTGCGCCTCGATCTGGATGCGGTGACCGCCCTGGCGGGCGAGCGCGAGGCCCTGTGGGCGCGGCTGGAAGATGCGAGCTTCCTGACCCGCGAAGAAAAACGCCGGATGGCAGGACTAGACTCATGAGCTTCGACCGCAGGCTGACGATTGGTGTGATCCTGGCAGTAGCCGCGCAGACGGCAGGTGTCCTGTTATGGACAGGCGCGGCGGCGCAGCGGCTGGAGACGCTTGAGGAGCGGGCGCGTGAAGGCGGCCCGGTGGCCGAGCGGCTGGCACGCGTGGAGGCAGAGCTGGGCGCGGTACGGGTTCAACTCGACCGGATCGAGCGGAAGATGGAGGCACGCCATGCGCCGTGAGCCTTTGCTGATCGAGGGCTATGCCAGCGTGTTCGGCAAGCCGGATCTCTCTGGAGATGTCGTGCGGGCGGGCGCGTTTACACGCAGCCTGTCGCGGCGGCCGGAAGTGCCCCTGCTGATCGGCCACCGTGCGGAGGAGAAGGCCGGGCGCTGGGTTCGTGCGGCGGAGGATGGATATGGCCTGTTCGTCCGGGGGCTGATCGATAAGGCAGCAGGCCTGCGCCTCGTCGAAGCCGGAGCGCGGGGCCTGTCCATTGGCTTTTACCCGAGGGTGTGGACCCCGCGGGTCACCGGCGGGCGCGAGCTGATCGAAGTCGACCTGGTGGAAGTTTCAATCGTGGCCGAGCCGATGCACCGGATGGCACGGTTTGAGGTGAGAGGTGCCGGGCACTTGTGCGCGGCATGACAGTTCCGGTCTGCAAAGGAGAGAGAATGACCAAGGAAACCAAGGCCCTGAAAGGTGATGCCGCCGAGATGATGGCGGTGTTCGAAGCCTACCGTCAGGCGAACGATATGCGCCTGGCCGAAATCGAAAAGAAAGGGGCGAGCGATCCGCTGACGGATGAACGCCTTGCGCGTATCGACCGCAGGCTGGAAGCGCTGAGCCTGAAGATGGTCCGGCCGGAGGCAGGGGCCGTGCCGGATGCCGGCGCTGACGAACGTCGCGAGGCGTGGGTCCGCTACCTGCGTACCGGCGATGAAAGCGGCGTGGCCCGGCTGGACGTGAAGTCGCTGAATACCGGCACGGGCAGCGAGGGCGGGCATGTGGCGCCACCGGAACTGGACCGCCTGATCGAGGCGCGGCTGCTGGCAGCGAGCCCGATGCGTCAGATTGCGACCGTGCGCCAGACTTCGGCAGGCGTGTATCGCAAGCCTGTGGGCCTGGGCGCGGAAGCGGCCTGGGTGGGTGAGGAGGCGGCGCGGCCGGAAACGGCCGTGGCGGGGCTCGACCTGCTGACCTTCCCGGCCGGGGAGCTGTATGCCATGCCGGCGGCGACCCAGACCCTTCTGGAAGATGCGTATGCGGACATCGACGCCTGGCTGGCGGATGAGGTGGAGAGTGCGTTCTCTGCGCAGGAGTCGGCAGCTTTCGTGACCGGCAATGGTAACGGCAAGCCGAAGGGCTTTCTTGACTATGAGCTGGTGGCGGAAAGCTCGCATACCTGGGGCAAGGTGGGCTTTGTGCCGGGCGACTTTGAGGAGGAGGATGCGGCCGATCAGCTGATCGATCTCGTCTATGCGCCAAAAAGCCAGTTCCGCAGCAATGCGCGCTTCGTGATGAACCGGCGCACGGTATCGGCCGTCCGTAAGCTGAAGGATGGTGATGGACGGTATCTCTGGCATCCGGGGACGGCCGGGGAGGCGGCAACGCTGCTGGGCTATCCGGTGACGGAAATCGAGGACATGCCCGATATCGGGCCGGACAATGCGGCCATCGCCTTTGGCGACTTCCGCCGCTTCTATCTCATCACCGACCGGCAGGGCGCGCGCGTGCTGCGCGATCCGTTCTCGGCAAAGCCTTACGTGCTTTTCTACACGACCAAGCGTGTGGGCGGCGGCGTGCAGAATTTCGATGCCGTGAAGGTGATGAAGTTCTGAGTCTGAAACAGTCAATCAAGGAGAAACGACATGATCGAGAGTGTGATTGTGGCCATCATCCGGCAGGCGGCGGCCCTGACCAAGCCGCAACAGGATGAATTCACGACGAAGGTGGCGGAAGCCATTGCCGCGCTGATCAGGGGCACCGGGACGGGCATCGACAACGAGCTGGTGCGCCATGTGGGCCTGCCGATGGTCGGCGATATCATCGTGAAGCTCCGGGATATGATCTGATCCCGGACGGGCCGCGCCGCGGAGTGCACGCGGGGCGGCCCATTCCTTCCTGACAAGGGCAATTCAAATGACGGACCTGACGGTGATCACACCGCCAGACGAGGAGCCTCTGACCCTCGCGGCGGCGAAAGAATTCCTGCGCATCGGCAATGACGCGGAAGACGGCCTTGTGACGGATCTGATCCGTGCGGGCCGGGCGCATGTGGAAATCGCGAGCGGGCTGGCCCTCGTGTCGCGGACGCTGAAGCGGCGCTGGACGAAGTGGCCGCACGGCCTTTTGCGCGGCGGGGTGAAGCTGCGGCCCGGGCCGGCGACGGCGCTGGTGGCGGTGGTGCGTGTGGATGCTGAGGGCGGCGAGGACTTGCTGACCGGCCGGTTCAGGCTGGAAGGCGGGAAACTCCGCCTCCGGCCGTTTGCGGGGCTGCCCGTGGTGCCGCCCGGCGGTGCAGTCGAAGTGACATTCGTGACCGGGTTTGGCGGCGCGGAAGATGTGCCTGAGGACCTCAGCCATGCCGTGAAGCTGTGGGTGCAGGCGGCGTATCTGGCGGGCGACCGGCGGGGCGGCGATGTGGCTGCCGTGACGGCGGCGCTGGCCGCGCGCCGGGAGGTGCGGCTGTGAGCGCGGAGGCGGGTGTGCAGGCGGCGCTGATGGCGGTGCTGCGCGCGGATGCAGGCGTGGCGGCAGTTTACGGCACGCGCATCTATGACGATGAGACAGAGGCGGCAGCCTTTCCGTTCGTCCGTCTGGAGCGGCATGAGTGCCGGCCGATCGGCGCCTCTCTCGGCGAGGCGAGCGAGCATCTGGTGACGCTGGCGGTATCCTCGCGTGATGGCGGCGTGCGCGAGGCGCGTGAAGGGCTGACGGCGCTGCGGGCGGCTGTAGACCGCGCGGAATGGAGCCTTCCGGACGGCCGCGTCGTGCTGGCGCATGTGACCTACAGCGACGCGATACGGCAGGCGGACCGGCGGGCTTTCCGGGGGCTAGTCCGGATACGGATCATAATTGAGGAGGCGGCCTGATGGGCGCGCAGCGCGGGCGGGATATCCTGCTGAAGATTTCAGACGGCACGGCCGGTTTCGTGACGCTGGCGGGCGTCCGCGCCAGCCGGATTGAATTGCGGAGTGCATCTGTGGATGCCACGGGTGCGGACAGTCCAGAGGCCTGGCGGGAGCTGCTGGCCGGAGCGGGTGTCAAGACGGCGCGTGTCAGCGGGCGCGGGGTGTTCCGCGATGCTGCTTCGGACGCACGGATGCGGGCGGTGTTCTTCGCGGGTGAGACGCCGGTGTGGCAGCTGCTTCTGCCGGATTTCGGTGTGCTGGAAGGCGCTTTCCAGATCACGGAGCTGGTCTGGAGTGGAGTGCATGATGGCGAGGCGGAGTTTTCCGTGGCCCTGGAAAGCGCAGGCGCGCTGAGCTTCACGGTGCTGTGATGAACGCCGCGCGGGGAGAAGTGGGCCTGATGATTGGCGGGGTCGAGCGGCGGTTATGCCTGACGCTGGGCGCGTTGGCAGAGATGGAGGCTGCGTTCGGCTGCACACGGATCAGCGAACTGGAAGCGCGGCTGCGCACCGCATCGGCGGCGGACGTAATGGTGGTGCTGGCGGCGCTGCTGAGAGGCGGTGGCGAAGTGCCAGCTGTGGCTGATGTGGCGCCAGGCGAGGCGGCCGCAGCGATAACCGAGGCCTTCCGCCGCGGGCTGAGTGTGTGATGCTGCCGTGGGCCGACATGCTGCGGGCAGCGCTGGCGGCTGGGATCAGGCCGGAAGCGTTCTGGCGGCTCAGCCTGTGCGAATGGCGCTGGCTGACGGCAGACGGACAGGCGCCCCTGAGACGCGACATGCAGCGCCTGATGGCCATTCATCCGGATACGAATGAAACAGGAGAAAGTGGATGACCGAAGGACTGGAAGACGCCGCCGATTCGCTGGCGGCGGCGTTCGGAGAGGCCGGCGAGCAGATTTCGGCCTCGCTCGCGCAGGCTGCCCGCAGCGGCGAGCTGGACTTCAGGCGGATGGCGGATGCCATGCTGCGGGATATCGCCCGCGTCGCGGCCGAGGCTTTGATCCTGCGGCAGGCGCCGGGGGCAAGTGTTTCCGCCAGTTTCAACTTTGCCCCCGGCAGTGATGAGCGGGCGGCGCTGGGGCAGGGTGCAGCGATAGCTGCGCTGCTGGCGCGCCTCGTTCAGGGCGGAGGGCGATTCCTGTGAGCCTGGCACAGTTTCATGAGGTGAGCCTTCCGGCACCGCTGGCGCTGGCAGCGAGCGGTGGTCCGGAGCGGCGCGTCGAGGTAGTGCCCCTGACGGGCGGGCGCGAAGCGCGCAATGCTGTCTGGGCGGGGTCGCGGCGGCGATGGGACATCGGCACGGCAGTGACGACTCTGGACGGGCTGCAGGTGCTGACCGCCTTCTTCGAGGCGCGGGGCGGGCGGCTGCATGGCTTCCGGTTCCGCGACCGGGTGGACGACAGATCGTGCACGCCGGGGGCGGTGCCCTCTATGCTGGATCAGGTGATCGGCGTGGGGGATGGCAACAGGACCTTCTTTGAGCTGACGAAAGCATATGGCGACTGGCGGCGGCGTATCTGGAAGCCGGTGGCGGGCAGCGTGTCTGTAGCGGTGGACGGCGTGGTGGCCGAGGTGGACGTGGATGCAACCCTCGGCACGGTGTTGCTGACGGCCGCTCCGCCCGAAGGCGCTGTGGTGACCGCAGGGTTCCTGTTCGACTGTCCAGTGAGGTTCGATACCGACCGGCTGGATATCAATCTCGAAACGTTCGGGGCCGGGCGGGTCATCCGTGTGCCGCTGATCGAACTGGTGGGGTGATCGCATGCAACCTGTATCGGACGAATTTGCCGAGGCGTTGAAAAGCGGTGCGACAACGACTTGCCTGTGCTGGACGCTGACGCGGGCCGACGGATTTGTTCTTCGGATGACCGAGCATGACCGGGCATTGACCGTTGACGGACATGTCTATGACCCGGATGGGCAGATTGAAGGTTTGCAATTTTCACGCTCCCGGTCCCTGGCACCGGGGCCGGCAGAGGCGCGGGGTGCGCTGGCGCATGCGGCGATCACCGAGGCAGACCTGGACGCCGGGCTGTGGGACGGGGCGCAGATTGATGTGATACGCGCAGACTGGCAGACGCCGGAGCACTTCGTGAAGGTGTGGAGCGGACGGATGACCCGCCTGCGCCGGAACGGATCGGCCTTCGAGGCAGAACTGGTGTCGCAGAAGGCGGACCTGGAGCGGCCCGTGGGCCGGGTCTATGCGCGCCGCTGTGATGCGGTGCTGGGAGATGCGCGCTGCGGTGTGGACAGGGAGGGCTTTCCGGGCCTGGCCTGTGACCACCGGTTTGAGACGTGCCGGGATGTGTTCGGGAATACCGTGAACTTTCGCGGCTTCCCTCATCTGCCCGGTACGGATGTTCTCGTGGCCGGGCCGCCGGTCAGCGGGAATACAGGCGGGCGGCGATGAAGCGGTCTGAGATCGTTGCCGAAGCGCGCAGCTGGGTCGGCACACCGTATTGCCATCAGGCGAGCCGGAAAGGGGCGGGCTGCGATTGCCTGGGGCTGGTGCGCGGCGTGTGGCGCGCCTTTCTGGGAAACGAGCCCGAGCGGGTGCCGGCCTATTCGCCGGACTGGGCCGAGGCATTGGGCGAGGAGACCCTGCTTGAGGCTGCGCGGCGGCATTTGCGCGAAGTCGCGCCGGGGGCGGCAAAGGCCGGGGATGTCCTGATCTTCCGTATGGGGATGGGTGTGCCGGCCAAGCATTGCGGTGTGCTGAGCGGCCCAGGCACGCTGGTGCATGCGTATTGGGGGCGCAGTGTGGTGGAGACGCGGCTGAGCCCGTGGTGGCAGCGAAGGGTGGTGGCGGCGTTCGGATTTCCGGGTGTGGAGGACTGA